TAGCCAAGATCGGCGGCTTTCACGAACTGTTCATCGTAGGACAACTCGCCCTCATTCTCATCTTTTTCCAACCCGCCGATGATGCACTGCATCATTTTTGGCGTCTGAATAAACGCGGCGCAGTTGCCGCATAGCATACCCATGATGGATTCTGTGGGTGCGTTGTACATCTTGGCCTTCTTCATCCAGAAGGCGTGATTTTTCTCGTCAGGATTAGGCGGGCCATAACCAAATTTCGCAAATGCGTGGTTGCGATTCTTCAGGTTGATGGCCACATCTTGGGTGGCTACGGGGCAGACGTTAAAGAGTTTCATAGCACTTTACGAGGGCGCCCGCGAGGACGGACGATTTGCTGCGGAGCGGTAAACGGAGTGTCTACGCGCTGGGCATTGGGGTCAAACTCTTTTTGGGGTTCGTCTTCGTCTACACGAACGTAACCGGAGTGACCCCGCATGGAATCAATGTCGTGCTGGAAAGTGAACGTCACCGTGTTACCACTTTGGAGGCAGCGAAACGTAGCCATATGAATCCTAGAAAAACAGGGGGCGCTAGGCCCCCTGTGGTTTAGATCACAGCGCGTGCGATCACCAGTTGCACGGTGGTGGATGCCAAATTAACAGCGGCCCCAGTCGTGTTGGTGGTAGCAATCGTCACCGTGTTAGCGGCAGAGACGTAAGCGCGGCGCACGAGGCCAGCCTCGTCAACGCCAGCAGACATGCCGATCACCATATCGCCCAGGGCAACGCCAGGGACGGTCACGGTGTCAGTAGCAGCGCCCTGGTCAGCCACAGAGGCCGAGTCCAGGGTACAAGAAACGTCCCAAGTGTCCGTAAACAGACCCCGGAACTGATCATTCCCGCGACGGGAAGTAACAGCGGTAGCAGCAGCCATATCAATCTCCTTAAAAAAGACGCCCCCCAGCTTGTGGCCGGGGGGCTAGTCATTAGGCCGGAACGGCCAGGGCGAAGGCGGCGGAAGCGTCAGCAGCGGTGCTGGTGGCGTTGGTACGCAGAGCCTTAACACCGTACAGCGTGTCAGCGGTGAACAGGGTACCGAGGTATTCCTGCTTGTACTGAGTCTGCGAACGGATGCCCAGCTGCTCAATCAGCACCATAGCGTCACGGTGGCCCATCAGGCAGATGCGGTCAGTGGTGCTATTGCCAGCGCCGGTGTCGGCGTTGGAAGAAGCAAACACGGCTATGCCGTAGAGCTGACCGATTTCACCGTTGCGGATCGCATCGCCGTTGCCGATGAAGGCTTGCTCGGTGTAGCGAGCCAGACCCATCAGGGTGTTACGGCTAGACGGGGGGATCAGGAAGAAACGGCCATCCATCGGGATGTCGTTGTCGTCCAGACGCTGGATGGTGCGGCGGATAGCAGCATCGGTCAGCGCGGCAGCGTTCGAAGAGGTGCTGTTGTAGGCGGTGGTGCCATCAGAACCGACGAAAGCCTTGGTGCTGGTGTTGCTGGTAGCGTAGTCGTTGGTGCCAACGGTAGCGCCGTTGAAAGCGCGGCCTAATTGCACAAGATCGGTGTCGATACGACGAGCCAGAGCGTAACCGGCGTCTTCCGTGTAGAAAGAACGCAGCGAGGTCAGAGCCTGGACTTCGACGATGTCTTCGATCAGGCGGCTGTACTCAAAGTGACGGTTGATCGACACGGGGATCAGCGTGTCGCTCTCAGCGATCAGGGTCACGGCATCGGTCGCAACCTTGGCGTTGGCGGTGCCACGGGCAGGGCTGGGGATGTTGATGACGTCGCCCTTCTTGCCTTTGAAGTTCATGCGCTTGACCACGTTGGCCAAAACAAGGTTCTTCTTAAAGGCGGCAACAATTTCATCACTCCAAATATCGGGGAGGAAGTTCGCTGCGGAAGTTGCGGTAACGCTGTTAGTCGGGGAAAAGGCGGTGTTTGCCATAGTTCAAATCTCCAAAAAAAAGAAAGGTGGTCTACTTGACCCGGCCTTCTGCGTACGCTTTCATGATCTCGTCACTCAGCGATTCGTAGCGGCCCGGGTCGGTCATCCTTAGCCGGATCAGGTCAGCACGGCGATAGACGCGCTTTGAGCTTTCGCCAGATCCCCCCACATCAACTTGCGCGGTCTTAAGATTTTGCTTCCTGACTACCTCGCCGGCATCTTCAGTCTGCTTGCTCTTAACACCACGGATCTGCTTGTAGGTTGACAGCAGTTCATTGGCCGAATCAAAGTCAAACTCGCTATCGGCTCTGGCGTAGAGGCCCACCCGGATAGGCGAGCTTTTCACCCAGGACGCAAACTCAGGGTCTTGAACCAACTGAGCATAATCCGGGTGCTCTTGCGAGAGCTTTTGCTGAGTCTGCATCCGTCGGAAGTCGGCAGCAGCTTGTCGCGCCGCCAGCACATCGGGATGTTTATCAACGGTCTTTTGAACTGCCTTCTGCGGATTCTCAAAGAAATCTACTTCCGGCTCGTCCTCAATCTGACTGGGTTGTTGCTTAGAACTTAGACTTTGCTTGAGCAGCTCATCGGCGAGTTTTCGCACTTCCCCAACTTCTTGGGCTTGTTTGCCAATCAGCTTTTCAGCCTCTTGGTGCATGCGAATGACTTCTTCCAAGCTTTTTGTCCTGTATTTCTCAGGAAGCTCTGGCGTTTTAGTCTCTTCAGCTTCGATTTCGCTGGGCGTGTTCGGTTCTTCGTCAATCAACATAAATGGTTCCTGCCAATCTGGTTGTAGGAGATTCAACTCGGCGCTCATGCTTATGAGTTGGCTTTGCGCTCTGCATTCAACTTTTCGATGTGTTTGCGCTCAAACCGCCCATGTTCGGACGGAAATTGCCCAGACCAACCTTCGAGTTTGAAAGTAGGAGCGCTCATAATGCGTGTTGCGTTTCCACCACACGCGCACTGAACGTTGAACGACTCATAATCGGTCAAACGCTCAATTCGTTGCCCGCATTTGCAGGCGAATTCATAGATTCGTTTCGGCACTTAGTTCCTCGTATGCTCGTTCGCTGATCTGCTTGAGATTTCTCAGCCATAGCAGGATTGACAATTCGCCCTTGCGAAATTGTAAGGCGTTGCCGTCCTCAATCGTAGAAATATTGTTTAGCGATTCCAGCATCTTGTCAACATCTTCTATCAGGTCTAACCAGCCCTGCTGGGAGAACATGCTAAATCGTTCTTCGTAATACTTCTGAAGTTCAGGGGTCATGAGGCAACCTGTTTAATAACGAGGACGACGATGATGCCGAAGATGATGACGACCAGGGTGCCGCCAATGATCTGGGCGTAGAAGAGGCGCTGGGCGACCAGCTTCTTCCTTGCAATTTTGGATTCGCGTTCCGCTTTTTCCCTGGCTTGGCGAATCTTGGCCCGCTCGATCAACATCTGCTCCCAGAGTTCGGGGTACCCCCCGTACACCAGTTGATGCTTGAGCTGCTCTTCGGCCTCGCGCAGGGCGTTGGCCTGCATGACGATTTCCATCGCTTTGCCCGTATCTGACTGGCCTTTTTTGGCGTTGTCGTTAGCCGCTTTCTGGACAACGTCTTTTGCGTCAAAAAACTTGCCGAATTCGCCCACTAGCTGGTTGATGTCTTTGCCCAGCTTGATAGCCTTCTGGATGCCAGCAACAGCGGCTTGGGCTGTTGCAAAGGCTGTGGCGGCGGCTGTAATCGGATCCATATTACATGAGCACCCAGATGCCGAGCTTGATCAGCCCGATCAAAGATGCGACCAGAAAGCCTGCGACGAGAAAGCCAAGGACGAAGTCAATCATCTTCTTTCTTTGCCAGTTTTAGGTGCTGGTGTTTGTACCAGATGTTCACGATCAAGCCGATGACAGCGATGATCAAGCCGCCAAAAGCCGCAATCTCATTAGCAGTCAGGCCGAAGTAAACGGCGCTGGCGCTGCCGCCGTACTGTGCGGTGGTTGCTACTTTGACGACTTCGACGCTCATGGCTTACTCCAGGGCAGCTTTGATCTCATCCGGGGTAGCCGCCGCATCAATCGCGGTCTGGATGGCGGCGTACTTCTCGCGGATCACCTGACGGGCCGCTTCTGCGCCTTCCATCTGACCGGGAATCTGTTTGGCGATAGCCTCATCGTAGGGCTTGAATTCTTCAGCCCGAGCAGCACGACGCATGTCGTGGCCGATGGCCTTGGCTTTGGTGACGTTGATGACGATCATGCGTACTCCCATGCTGCACGGAACGTGCGGTCAGACGGAATGTCAGCGACATCCACGATCTGGTAGGGTTTACCCGCCGGAACGTCTTTGGCTGCGATCTGTTCAATCGTCAGGCCGCACTCGGCAGCGGGGATGATGATCGCCACGCCGCCGTCGTCAGTGGGGTAAAGGATGCGTTGGTTCATAGTTGGTCCTTTGGGTTAACGGAAGATGGTGACATTTGCATATAAAGCATCTGCGCCTACGTTGTGTGGAATAGAAAATGCAATCACTCTAACAGCAGTTGTTGTTGGTGCTGTACCCGTTCCTGGCCCACCAACGGTCAAATCAGCAATATGTGTTGCTGAGCTATTTCCAACAGGGCCAGCAGAAGCCGCAACAGAATAATTAGCGTCAGGCATCGCGGTAGTAAAGTTGACCGTGTAATCGCCAGTACCGTTGTCCGTGATGCTCGACACGTTGCCGCTGGCCCGAATCGCCACCGTCCCCGTACCGTTAAAGTTCACCCACGCCCGACAGCCGTAGGCAACAGCCGCAGAGCCGTAGCCGGAGTTGAATTTAAATACCCCCGCGTTATCGACGATGACGGCATCTGCACTCGTAGCCCCGGAGTTGCCCACACCCAGACGCACCGTGCCATCAGGCGTGGTCGGCTGATACAGCGTGAAGTTATTGGTGGCAGTGACCGACTGGCCGACCTGTACGTTGTTTGTTTTTAACGTGCTCATGGTTGGCCTTTTAATGCGGCCAGTTCGGCTTGCAGTTGTGCCACAACTTGTTCCAATGAGGGGACAGCAGCGCGTTGCGCCTCAGCCTCTTGCCAAGCTGCGTATTGCGCTTGAGCCTGCGCCACTTCTTCTCCAGTAAAAGGCACAACCGTTGTGGTGCCTGCTTGTAGGTCTACAACAATACGTTCCATGCTGCCCTCTTACTCGTACAAGATGTTGATGGAACCAGCGTCGAACGTGTCGGTGCCGTTGACTCTAGTAATGCGTACAGCGGTAAGCACCGCGCCTAACGCCACATTACCGCCCCCGTTGTTTGAATACGAGGTGCCGTTCGCGCCAGAATGGTTTGCAACCCATGTGTTTCCCGTGATGTTTGAAATTACCATCGTTCCAGAAAACGCTGACGCCGCGCTGTTTTGAAAGATTGGAAACCCCGCAGTTGACGTAACCAAGTTTGTCGCGGTGTCTGTGTATGAACCTGTCGCCGCATACCCAGATGTTGTGTATGTCGTTGACCCAGTGCCAAGCTGGACAAGAATACTTGAACTCCCGTTTCCAGAAACGCCACTAAACACCACAGTGACGCGCTTCACCCACGACGGAATGCCCGTGAAGTCGATGCTGGTTCCAGAAGTAGACGCGACAGCGGTGCCGGGGACGATATTGGAGCTTAGGCCGTTGACCGCAACAGTGCCCGTTCCCGCAGGCAGGGTGAGCGTGCCGTTTGTCGCCGTGCTCGGCTCTTGCAGAGTAACACTGCCGCCGCCGGAGGAGTTGAGTTTCAGGCTCATGTTTGGTCCTTAGCGGAAGATGGCAACGTGAAGATAAGGGGAATCTAACGAAGTTGCTGGAGAGTTTGACTGCCGAGAAATAAAAGCAAACGCAGTCGTTGTCGGTGCAGCAGCGTCGTTTGAGGCAAGCGCCTGATACGTCCCGGTCATAATCACGCCAGCATAGTTGGCATCTGACAAGGCGGTGGTGAAGTTCACCGTATATGCACCTGTGCCGCTATCAGTAATGCTGGAGACGTTGCCGCTCGCCCGAATAGCCACAGTGCCCGTGCCATTAAAGTTCACCCAAGCCCGACAGCCGTAGGCCGTAGCGGCAGAGCCGTAGCCAGAGTTGAACTGGAAGTTAGCCGACGAATCAAACCGGCCCACCTCGACGCCGCCTTCAGAAAAAGCGATGGTGTCAGCGGCGGGGAAGAACATCCCGGTGTTGGTATCCGTGCCACGGATCGCTGGCGTTGCAGCAGATCCGTCAACATCAGACAGGCCGTTAGTTCCAGAAAGAATTAAGGTCATGCTACTACCCAAGTAGAACCAGAAGAAACTGTAACCGTGATGCCAGAGTTCACCGTCACAGGCCCGGCGCTTAGACCATTATCGCCAGCAGCAATTGTGTAGTCCTCGGCAACTGTGGCGCTATTGACCACAATGCCGTTGCTTGCACGCGGAACCGTAACACTCAACTCACCCGTGCTGGGTTTATAGAGCAGTTTTGCGTTGCTGGTAAACAAAGTCGTCGGAGTGCCCGTTGTCGCAGAAGCAAACAGCGGGAACAAGTTCGTGCTGGTAGAAGTGTCGTTCGAGAGCGAAGCCCCCGCATTGACCGTTGCCCAGGAAGTGTTCGTGCCGTCCGTCGTCAGGTACTTGCCCGACTGCGAAGACTGGCTTGGGGCCAGGGCGTTGAACGCTGCCGTAGCCGTCGTCTGGCCCGTGCCACCGTTGGCAATGGCGACAGTGCCCGTCACATTGCTAGCGGTGCCCGTGGTGTTCTGGTTGAGCGTCGGTACATCGCCAGCCTGAATCGAGGCCATAACGACGTTAGTTCCGTTACCGCGCAGGTACGAGCCAGAAGTCACCGCGCCCGCAAAGGCATTCATGGCCGTTTGAGCGGTGGTTTGGCCTGAACCACCATTGGCAATCGGCAGCGTGCCAGTCACCTGGGTCGTCAGGTCAACACCCGAAAGTGTGCCACCCAGTGTCAGGTTTCCGCTGGAGGTCACCGTGCCCGATAGGCTAATGCCGTTGACGGTGCCTGTGCCGCCTACTGAAGTAACGGTGCCGGTGTACTGGTCATTCGACGTAACCGTAAAGCTCGGATACGTCCCACTAATGCTCGTAGTACCCGCGCCCGTGAGCGATACGGTTTGATCTGGCGCACTGTTAGTGATCGTGAAGTTGGGATACGTTCCAGAGGTGCTGATACCTGTACCAGCAGTCAGCGCCACCGTCTGATCTGGGGCGCTGTTGGTAATCACACCTGTCGCGCTGCTGTAGCTGATGCCCGTCCCAGCGCTTACCGCCGAGCGAGCGCGGGAATCAAGGTAGTACTGGTTAGTGCCTTCGCTAATGTCTGTCGTTGTCAGCGACACAGCACCCGTCTGACCGTTGACCGAAGTCACGAGGTTCGATTGGTCGATCTTTTGCCAAACCGAGCCGTTAAACAGCAGCCAGTCGCCAATCTGCCAGTCGGTGATGCCGTTCAGGTTGGTCGAACCCGCCGTGGATACGATGTAGTAGTAGCCATTGATGCCAACGCTAGAAGTCAGCGTCGGGGTGTTGGTCGATGCGTTCCAGGTGCCTTGATAGTTCAGGCCCCCGGCCACCGATGCCCAAGAAACAGCCGTTCCGTTGGTCGTTAGGAACTTACCCGCATTGCCCGTCTGGCTGGGGTAGATGTTGTTGATCTGGGTCTGAAGGCTCGCAAGAGTGTCCAGCACCGACTGGCTCGTGCCACCACCATTGGTAATGACCTTGATCTTGTCAGCCAGATCAGGGGCGACCACTTCGCCCACGTTGATCGTGCGGCCCGAGGACAGGCTGATGATCAGAGAACCGTCAAAGTCAATGTGTGCGTCGGTGACCGAGACACCATCCGCACCATCTTGACCGTCCACCCCGTTGCGACCGTCAGCACCCTTTGGCCCCATTGGCCCCATTGAGCCATCCCGACCCGCACGGCCGTCGCGGCCATTGGTGCCGTCGCGTCCGTCTTTGCCGTCCTTGATGGAGGCAACACGGCTTTCGATCTTGTTGCCCACCTCATCGTAGCGAGACTTGATGTCTGACTCGATCTTCTTGAGCGCCTCGATCACCAGACGAGCCTGCTCGCCAACCTTTTGCTTTTGCAGCTCGCGGCTTTTGGCCATCGTGCCGCGAATGGACTCCAGAACAGCCTTTTGCTGTTCCTCGGACATGCCTTGGAGGATTAGCTGTTTAGCGAGGCTTTCAACGTCCATTGCCCAGCTCCTTGGTCAGCTCGTCCAAGAAGTCCTGCTCCATACCACTGACCTTGTTTTGCTTCTCGGCCATCTGAAGCTCAACGATCTTGGACTTATTTTTAATGTCCGCTTCCTTGAGCATCAGCTCTGCGATCTTCACGCGCTTATCAAACTCCTGCGACTCAGCGCCAGCAGGCAGGTTCTTCGTCGTCGATGCGATCACCTTGGCCTGCACTTCCTGCGGCATCAGTTGCGCCTCGGTCATCAGCTTGGTAGCCTCTGCCCGATTCTGCTCGGCTTGCGTCGTGCTAACCGCGATCTGAGCCTGGGCCGCTTGCAGTGCGAGCTGCTGCTGCATCTGCTGCATCTGCTGCGCCTCGGGGTTCGGTGCAGCCATCTGCTCCAGCGCTGCGATCAGCTCGTAGCGGTTGGTGAGACTGCTGTTGGTCAAGATGCCCTTCAGGAGCAGCGGCAGCACCGGAGTGTTCGGGCCGAGAGTTTGCAGCAGGCCAATGAACTGTTGCTGCTCGTACTCGCGAGCGATGATGCCCAGCGTGGCCGTCGGGATAAACTTCATATCCACCGACGGATAGCGCTCGGGGTCAAACTGCATGTAGCGGAACGCAGCTTTTTGGATGAACGGAATCAGGAAGTCTTCCTGAAAGTTCACCAGCGTGCGCTTGTACTTCTTGATGATCGTGGCCACTGCCATCGACATGCCGCCCGCATCACGCGCCGCTTGGCTCACCATGCCTTGGCTATCGAGCGTGCCCGTCGATTGCAGTAGCATGCGCTCGAAGTCCTTGGCAGTGGCGAGGTTTGCACCGTCGGTGTTGCCAAACTTGAACGGGAACAGAATCTCGTTGGGGTTGCCGTTCGTGAGGATCGCCTTACCCGGCTTGACCTCAAACTTCGCACCGCGAGGCAACCGCGTGGCATCCATCGCCATCATGGGAGCGGTGGTCAGCGCCAGCGAGTCAAGGTGGCTACGCACCTCGGCGTCAATGGCCTTTTGCATGTTGTAGGCCTTCTCGACCGTACCCCGGCCCAACAGGCGGTTGGGCACCGTATCATCTTGATAGGACAGCACAGGGCGATCCTTCATCATGTACGGGTTCTCTTCAGCCTTGAGCAGATAGCCCTCGTTGGCAATCACCACGATCGCTTCCACCAGATCGCTGTACTCATCGGCCACCGAATCATCGGGGAACAGGTCTTCGACTTCCTTGTTCTCTTCCAGATTCTTCAGGTATTCACGCGGCACCAGACCGTAGTACGTCAAGAGACGCACCTTATCGCTCTCGTACTGGCTGATTTCCTGCGTCGGCTCAAGATCGGTGTCTTCGCCAGCGGGCTGGATGTTCACTTTGCGGTAGATACCGCGCTCCATGCCCTCAACCACCTTGTGGATCGAGACATACTTCTCGATTGCCACGCCCATGCAGTCGTCAACGCTCGTGCCGTTGGGGTCAAAGAGGAAGTTTTTCGGATTGACCGGCACAATCTTCACCGCAACGCGGGGCTTTTCCACCACACCGATGGCCGCTTGGCCCATTTGGCCAGGAATCGCCTGAGTTGAGGGGACAAAGATCTTCTCGGTCTTGACAATGATCTCGCCAATGCCCGTGCCGTAAATCTCGGCCATCAATTCGATCTGGTCGATGGATTTGCGGATCTTGTCCTGCTTGAAATCCTCCATCAACTGGGCTTTGATCACCTCAACATCAATCGGGTTCTTGTTGATGTCTTGCAGGTCGTCTTGAATGTCAAAAAACTCGCCTTGACCGAAGATCGCTTCCATGATCTCCGCGTGCCGAGTCTCAACAGCCTGCTGCGTGGCAGGAGTTACCAGCTTAGAGCGCTCAGATTCGCGCATCTTGTCCTCCGCCGCCCACTGGCCACGGAAGATGCGCTCATACTCCAGGTAGGAAGGCAGGAAGTTGGTGTCGCGCCAGTCGCGCCAGCGGTCGCAGTGATCCGTAACGAATGCTAGAAGCTCCTTGTCACCCTCGGTAGGTTCGTAGAATTCGTTAGGTTCCATAGTCACACCCCTGAAATTACATCCAGCGGTTGCCAGTCATCTTGTTCGTCCTGTTCGAAGTAAGATGTGACCGCAAGCTGGTCTATATATGATAGGGCATCAGGCAAGTCATCATGAACTCCCTGCGCCGGGAACATTAGAAGCTGATCCGTAAAGGA